GACAAGGACCCCATTCGCAAAGCAACAAAGAATGGAGAAATACCAATGTTTGATATGAAAACATTTGCTGAATACTCCGATGTAGTCCAAAAAACGGGAGTAAGTATGCGAGATCTTTTGAGCAAAGCTCGCATGGGTGATAAAAAGGCAGAAAAAGCTTTTGAAGACCTTTACGACAAAATGACTGGTTTAAGAAAAGTTAGCGACAAGTCGGGCAGCGAATACTATGATCTATCTGGAAAATTTGGAGCAGAGTTTCCTTTTTTGAGCAGGGGAGAACTTGTTGAATCGCTATCCACACTTCCTGCAAATCAATTAGACAAACTTAGTTTTCCAGAAGCAGTAATAATAGGTACGCAAAATTACTTAAAAAAACGTGATCCTTCCCGTGGGTCAAACGTAATTTTCTTTCCAAAAAAATCCGTAAAGTAAGGAAATAAGATGCCCATAGATCGTAGTGAGAGCCTGCCTTCAGGCAACATTGATATTGAAGTGTCTGCACTAGAGGACATGCCTGATGTCGAGATTGAACTTGATGAGGAAGGTGGCGTTACGGTCAGCCTTGGCGAAGGTGAGGATGAAGAACTTGGCTATGATGCCAACCTAGCAGAGATACTTCCTGAAGATGTGTTATCCCAAATATCGGATAACTTGATGGGCCTGTTTGAAGCAGACAAGTCGTCACGTGAGCAGTGGGAAAAGATGTACAGCGATGGCTTAGAGCTTCTTGGTTTGACTATGGAAGAGCGCACTAAACCATTTAAAGGTTCATCCGGTGTGTTCCACCCAATGCTGCAAGAGTCCGTAGTGCAGTTCCAAGCACAAGCGTTAAAGGAATTGATGCCATCCGACGGTCCTGTACGTACACAGGTGCTGGGCAAAGAGACGCGTGAAAAGGTCATGCAAGCGGTCCGCGTTAAGGATTTCATGAACTATGAGATCACGACCGACATGCCTGAGTACACCCCTGACTTTGATCAGATGCTGTACTACGTTGGCTACGGCGGCTCGGCATTTAAGAAAGTCTACAACGATCCAAATCTAGGCCGGATGGTCAGTCCTCTGGTATTACCGGATAACTTGTACATTCCATACAATGGCTCAAGCGTTATGAGCCGTTGTGAGCGGATCACGCACCGTATTCCGATGTCCACCAATGCCTACCGCAAAGCGGTGGTATCAGGTCAATATCTTGATGTAGCAGAGTCAGAAGTGGATCAAGAAACCACGCAGATACAAGAGTCGTTAGATAAGATAAGTGGCATGTCGCCCGCGGGCGAGGAAGAAGAAATGTCGTTGTTGGAGTTTCATGTTGATTATGACTTGCCCGGATTTGAAGACATGGGTGAGGACGATGAGCCAACAGGTATAAAACTGCCGTATGTCATAACACTGGATGAAGTATCAGGTCAGGTTATCGGCGTTCGTAGAAATTGGAACGAAGATGATGATAAGAAGATTCGTAAAGAATATTTTATCCACTATCTGTTAGTTCAAGGTCCCGGCTCCTACGGTTTGGGTTTCTTGCATTTGATGGGCGGTTTGACTAAGTCTGCTACATCGTCGCTGCGTCAATTGATTGATGCGGGTACGTTCTCTAACCTTCCTGCGGGCTTTAAGGCCAAGGGTGCGCGTATTGAAAACGATGACGTGCCTATCCAGCCGGGTGAGTGGCGGGATATGGATGCAGGTGGTATGGAATTGACTTCCTCTATGCTGCCGTTGCCGTACAAAGAGCCTAGCCAGACGTTGTTTGCGTTGTTGGGTTTTTGTGTGGATGCAGGTCGTCGCATTGCATCTATTACTGACTTGCAGGTTGGCGACAGTAACCAAAATGCCGCGGTAGGTACAACGATTGCGCTGTTGGAGAAGGGCTCAATGGTGATGTCGGCGGTGCATAAGCGCTTGCATTACAGCCAGAAGTTGGAATTCCAATTATTGGCAAAAGGCTTTGCTGAGTATCTGCCAGATGAGTACCCGTATGATGTGCCGGGCGAGAGTCGCAAGATCAAGCGTTCTGATTTTGATGATCGCATTGATATTTTGCCTGTGTCTGACCCTAATATTTTTTCTGTAGCCCAACGTATTACGATGGCACAGACGCAGTTGCAGTTAGCGCAAAGCGCTCCACAAATGCACAACATGTACGAGGCTTATCGCCGCATGTATGAAGCAATTGGGGTGAGGGATATCGATGGATTGCTAAATAGCCAAGATATTGATAAGCCAAAAGACCCAATGAGTGAGAATGCCCAAGCGTTGGATGGCTCACCACTGAAGGTGTATGCGGGCCAGCAGCATGATGCTCATATTTTGTCGCATTTGCTGTTTGGGCTATCTCCTTCGGTGGCTGCAATGCCAAATGTTGTGATAAATCTGCAAAAACACCTGTTAGAGCACGTCAAAACCAAGGCGGAAGAGTTTGTTGAGGCCCAGCTATTTAGAGAATATGGCATGGATCCTGATAAGTTAGTATCAGCCTTGCAACGTGAGGCAATGATTGCATTGAAAGCAGCTGAGTTCTATCAAGAAGCGAAAGCTTTGCAGGAGCAATTGTCTGGTGCTAACCAGCCGCCTACTGATCCATTGATAGAACTGAAGAAACAGGAGCTTGCACAGTCTGCACAGCGGGATCAGGCCAAGATTGCTATGGATCAGGCACGTATGACCCTTGATCAGCAGAAGGAAAACAACGATATGATGGTTGATCAGGCCCGATTGCAACAAGCATCACAGACTGCTAAGGAAAGAAATGCAGTAACACTGGTTAAGGGGAATAGTAATGTCCAATAGAAAACCAAATTTGGTAAAACTTTCAAGAAAGTTACCGCCTAGACCAAAGGTTGTTCCACGTGAAACAATTGGGGAACCACGTCCTACCTTTGTTTACAGGAAAGATGCATTTAAAAAAGTAAAAATTACATAATTTTAGTGTCTTTGTACAAATAAACATGCATAATATGCATGTAGCCTTCGGATAGGGCCTGTACTATCTGCGTTCTTGGAGTAATTCCATGCTTGAGTTCACAGAAAAAGTGTTACACGAACTTCGTTCGCTTAAAAAGCAAACGGAGGACATCATCTTGGGTGGTGGTGTTCGTGATATGGAACAATATAAGTTCCTACAGGGTCGTCTAGAGGGGTACAAATTTGTCGAAGAGAAGATTGCTAGTCTTCTTAAAGATACCTTCATAGATTAAAGGACCCTTATGACAGCGAATGCTTTAGAAGAGAAGTGGGCAAAGGAAAAGGAAGAAACAGGTCCTACCTTAGATGATGCCTATACCCATGACGGTAGTCTTGTCGTAGAAAACATTGACGAGTCTGTTGTTGATCGTATTCCACAGCCTACAGGTTGGCGGATTGTTGTCCTCCCTTATCGTGGTGCAGAAAAATCCAAAGGTGGTATTGTTTTGGCGGATCAGACACGTGAGCGCCAGCAATTGACCACTGTTTGTGGCTATGTATTAGCGGTAGGTGGCTTGGCGTATCGTGATGAGGTTAAATTTCCTAATGGCGCATGGTGTAAAAAAGGCGATTGGGTAATTTTTGGTCGTTACGCGGGTGCGCGTATTGGCTTGGATGGCGGCGAAATTCGTATTCTTAACGATGACGAAATTTTAGCCAATATAAACAACCCAGAAGACATTCTGCATATGTGAGGTAAGTTATGGCTAATTCAGTACCTGATTCACAGTTGGAATTTAATTTAGGGGATGGCGAAGTAGAGACTTCGGTATCCGTAATGGAAGAGGAAGAAGAAAACCAAGGTTCTGTTGTCGAAACAGAGCGACAACCTTCTTCTGTAGAAGAACCAGAACAAGAAACCTCCCATAAAGCAGAGCTTGATACTGTTAGTGACGCTGTTCAAAAACGTATTTCTAAGCTTACCGCAAAAATGCGAGAAGCAGAGCGCCGAGAGCAGGCAGCTTTGGAATACGCTAGGGGGATTCAGGCTCAGGCTACTGATCTTCAAACTAGGCTGGTTCAGACAGATAACAGTAGGCTGTCAGAGACTAAGACTAGGATGGACACCCAGCAAGCTACTCTCCGCGCTATTATTAGACGAGCAAGAGAAGAAGGCGATATTGATACCGAGACAGAAGCGCAGGAAAAACTGTCGGACTTATCTTATGAGCAACGACGTATTTCTGAGTGGATGGCTCAACAGCAGTATCAGCAAGAACAGCAACAACAGCCACAGCAGCAACAATACCAACAGCCACAACAGCAGCCTAGGCAAGCTCCACAGGCTGCACCTCCTAGCCCAAAAGCGGAAGAATGGGCTGCTAGGAATGAGTGGTTTGGCAAAGATCGTGTTCTGACG